ATTATATGTAATGGATAAAAATTCGGTTTTCCATCTGAAAAGGGGGAGGGGTGAAAAATAGGGATTGTCCGCTCGGTCGGGGTATCAAAGCAAAACGCCCCGACTATAAAATCGGAGCGTCTGAACGAAAGTATATTATGTGAGTAGAAAAGATTGTGAATGTAGCTTGTTTGCCTTTATCGGGTCTTGGGTGCATAACACTTTAACGAAATAAGCCAGCGACACGGATTCGGGAATCATCTTGCACCGTTCATTAAGGGCATAAGTAACCGACAGCGGATTATCGGCCGACAGATTCGTAATGTTGTATTTAGTAAGAATCCGATTCATTGCCCGTTCATTTCATTGTGGCGGATTCGTTCCCTTTGTCATGCAGAATCGGCATATTTCATTATAGACGGCGTGTGCCGTGTCTTTCTGCGGCGGGTTTATAAAGCAATCATCCGTTATTTCGTAGCCGTTCGGCAGGGCCTTAATCAGACCTAATCCGTTACTCTCTTTAATAAGAGCGGAAACCGTATTACGATTCATTCCGACAGCATCGGCAATCTGTCCGATATTTCAAAGGAGGATAGAATTCGTATTATTAAGACATATAGCCTTTAATAAGAGCAGAAAGCCCGCAATTTTCGGCGGGTGGCTCTTTGTAAAGAATCGGTTATCCACGAAATAGAAATCCGTTTGGGGATTGGCTATATAATAGGAATTACGGCGTTTGCATCCGTCGATTATGCGGGTTGTAACCTGCATTGCTCCGCACTCCTTTAATCGTTGGACAGACCGTTTGACAGTACGGATATTTACTCCCGTTATTTGGGACAGCCTATCTTCCGTTATATGGCTTGTTTGTGTCTTGTAGTCCGATTTGCATTTAATCGTTGCTCAAACGTAAATGTCGGTCGGTTTGCCGTTGCCCGTCCGAAGCTGGCAAATTGATTTTGGAATCGTTGTGTAATTCATCGTTAGCGACGTAATTAGTAAATAGTATCTCTTTTGTTTTTAATAATTTCCGAAAGCAGGCAGAGCCTAACGCGGCTTTGGCGGCCTTTCGGTTGTCGAATCATTTGTTTTGCGTTACATAGTACAGCATAGTCTGAAAATCGGGTTTGAGGCTCCCCAGAGCCGAGAGCCTATAATTAGGTGTTGATTGGGTAGGTAGTGGTATAAGTGCCACTTTTAAGCACGAAGCAGGGGACAGATTTAGGCATCGCCTTTATCCCTCTTGCTGGCTTCTGTAAAGGTACAAAGGTTATTTTCAGCAAACAAATGAATCGGGGTATTCTTTATCGGGAGCCGAAATGAGGGCTTTTCAGCGATTCTTATTTGACGAAAATTAGTATATTTGTTTATGGCATAGTTAGCTATGTTATTTTGTCAAATCCTTAAAACTTTTCGTGAAATGGAAGATTCCTTGCACTTGAAAACAGAACCCATCCTTATTTTTGTGAATGATTTTTTGAATGTGATGGCTCGATTCGGCATTACATCGGATGAAGAATTATTTCTCCTTTTATGTTATTACAGTCAAACGCAAATGGACGGTACAGGTCTGTTTATCAAATGGTGGACAGACGCAAGAGGGGCACAGACGATAACGCCAATCGTAGAAAGTCTTGTAAATAAGAATCTTCTTGATATGGGAGGTGCTACTAATTTTAATCTTCATAATGTAAAGCTATCACCCGATTTTGTGGAATTTATGGAAGGAATCGGGAAGCGAAACAGCATATGGCTAACTCCGCAGGTGCTTAACAATATGAGGCGAATGGGCTAATTTGAAACCGAACCGAAAAGGGGACGATTGCCATTATAGCAATCGCCCTCTTTTTTCATTCCGTTATCGGGATCTCGTATTCTTCGACGGGCATAGCTTTGAAAAATTCGTCGAACGTGTAGCGCAAATTCATCGGCTGGGCTGAATAGGGATTATCCTTGTCGGTTCGTAAGGACGGAACGATAATTTGTTTACGCTCCATGTCGCCTTTGAACGTATCGGGCAAAAGGTAGGTTCCGCCGTTTCGGTGCTTTTTAATCAGCACGTAACGTGTCATGCCGTTCTTAAAGACTATTTCCAAAATGCCACGCATGGCAGAGAGGGAATGATAGACGGCCTTTTGCAATTTTTCCTTGTATAAGGCCGACTGCTCCATCTTGCTAAAATCTTTCTGCTCCACGTTCCGTTTTATTTCGGCATCGTTTTCGGCTATCTGTCCGTTCAGTTCGGAAATTTCCTGCTCGGTTTGCTTGATTTGTTTGCAAAGCACATTATAATCGGTTTCCAATTCATTGATAAGGTCATCATTATTCAGTTTCTTGATTTTGGCAATCAACGATGCCGATTGCGTTTTCAGTTCATCGACGCTATTGACTTTTCGGGTGATTGTTTCCCGAATCTGCTTGTTTATCCCCTGCAATTCATTTGCCCGCTGGGTATTGAAGCGCTTGTATTCCTCGGTGTGCAAGGTTTCCTTTACACAAGTCCAAACGGACGATAGGATATAAGCGCATTTGACGCCGTAATTTTCGCATTTCTGTTTGTCGTTATAAGCACTTGAACAACGATAGATTAGATAGCTGTTGTGGTTGGGTTTCATGTAAAGACCGCATCCACACGGGCAAAACAGCAAACCTTTCAGCGGATTATAGTATTTCGGAGCATTGCTTTGAAACAGGCTGTTTTCACGCATCTGTTTGTTGGCCTTGTCGAAATCTTCGGGCGTGATGATTTGCAGTTCGGGAATTTGGCCGTACAATTTTCCCCGTCGGTATATCTCCCCTTTGTATTTGGGATTGCGGATAATGCGGCAGATGCCCGAATAAGAGAGTTTGTAAGGGTATAATTTATTGTAAACCCTTACAGTCTGCCGTATCGTATTGCCGTCGATTAGCTGCTGAAAAAGGTATTTTACCGCTTCGGCTTCTTTGGCATCGACGACAAGCAGGTTTTTAGGCGTTTGGTTCAGTTTGTAATCGGGATTGTGAATGACTTTGTAGCCGAAAGGAACCGTACCGCCTGCAAACATATTGCTAAACTCGGCCAGTTTGGAGCGTAAACCCGTCTGCATCCGACCTGCAATCTTGTAGCGTTCGTCGGCACTTGCTTTGGCTTCTACTGACAGCGTAATGATGTCGTAAAGGGATAAAATAGTTCCAGCCTTATAAATGCGGTCTTGCTTATCCAAAAACAGAATATCGACACCTTGTTTCAAAAGTTCGTTTATCGTTGAAAGAACGGATAAAATATCATCTTCACGCGATAAACGGGAGAGTTCCGACACGATAATCATATCGGCGACCGCATCGTCCACATCTAAAAGTTCATTTAGACTTTTCCTGTCCTTTCTGGCTCCCGAAATTTTCTCTTGAATGATTTTGATTAGATGATAATTTCGGTCGCTACAATAGGCCGTAATAAGTTCAATTTGACGGGTAATGTCTTGTGCCTCCGTCGAAACACGGGCGTAACCGACTACTCTTTTCGATTTTTCCATAACGCTGTCAATCAATCTTTAGCGCAAATTTAACGTTTTTTTGTTAATCTGCGACAAAATTGATTACTATATGTACGAGAAGTACCTCGATGCAAAGGGCGCCGACGCGGCCTACGCCGATGCGATGAACGGCCGCCGGACGCTGGCCTACCACGGAATTCCGGTCGTGGACGTAAGGCTGGGCAGCTACCTCGGCGCTACCTCCTTCCGCCAGTCGTTCGTCATGCTCACCGACCGCCGCAACCTCGTGCTGGCCGTCAACACGGCCGACATGCCCGGCAACGAGGTGCGCATGTGGTACAACCCCGACGAGATGGAGAACCGCCAGCGTGCGGTCTTCATGGCCGGAACCCAGATCCTCGACGAGGCGCTGATCTCCTTTGCATACAAGCAGTAAAAACCCGGGAACGCGCATCCGCAGGGGCTTTCCCCGCGGATGCCGCGTCCCTGAAATCCGAAAAACGCCATGAGCAAAACGAAAAAAATCAAGACGGCCGTGGGGGTTGCCGACCGCACGGACCCCTATTATGCGCTGGGTTCGTCGCGGGTCGAGAGCGACAAATTCTGGCGCTGGGGCGACGACAACCTCTTCCCGGCGGCGCTGGCGCTGATGGCCCGGCGTTCGACGACCCACCGGCGCATCATCAACGACAAGGCCGACTACATCTCCGGCAAGGGATTCACGTGCGACGAGGCGCAGCAGCCGCAGCTGGCGGCCTTCGTCCGGTGCGTCAACGGCCGGGGCGAGAGCCTTCGCCAGGTGCTGGGCAAGTTGGCCTTCGACAAATCGCTGTTCGGCAACGCGTTCCTCGAAGCGGTCACCGACCCCGGGCACACCTTTCTGTCGCTCTACCACCAGGACGCCTCGCGCTGCCGCGTGGCCCGCGACTCGAAGCACATCCTGCTGCACCACGACTGGGCGGCGTTCAAGCCCGCCGAGGCGCGCTCGCTGCCGCTCTACCCCGACTTCGAAGCGCAGGAGGACGGCACGCTGCGCTCGATCGTCCATTACAAGGATTACGAACCGATGTTCGAACACTACGGCGTGCCGCCCTACATCGCGGGGTTCAGCGTCTCGGCGATCGCCTGGAAGACCGACCGCTGGAACATCTCGCGCCTCGACAATTCGTTCCAGCTGTCGGGCGTGATGATGCTCGACTCGTCGGTGGACAACGAGGCCGAGGCCGAACGCATCGTGCGGCTCGCCGAACAGAAGTTCGCCGGGAACCCCGGGCAGGTGATGTTCGTCATCCGCGACGGCGGCGAGGATGACAATTCGCGCTTCATCCCCATTGCCGCGCAGAACGAGGGCGACTGGCAGGCGCTGCACGAACAGGCCGTCGGCGACATCGTCGTGGCCCATTCGTGGTTCCGGACGCTGAGCGGACTGGACTACGCTGCGGGATTCAGCGCCGAACGCATTCTGCACGAATACGAGGTGGCGCTCAACACGGTGATCCTCGCCGAGCAGGACGAACTGACGGAGCCGATCCGCGCCGTCATCGCCTCGGTGCTGGGGCTGGACACGACGTCGCTGCAAATCGTCAACCGTCCGCCGACCCGCTCGAAACCCATCTACATGAAGGTCTGGGAGGCCCGCAAGGCCGACGGACTCGACTACGACCCGGAGGATGAACGCCAGCAGGCGTTTTTATCCGAAATTACGAAGTATAATATTAGAAGTATCGAATAAAATGCATAGCTTCCGCGGGGCATTCTGCCGCTTTTGCCGCGAAAAGCGACATGCGGATGGTTTTGGCGCTTTTAACTTCGCTACGCTCGTTTTCCTCCTTCTGGCACGGCATAGCCCGCAAGCGGTCTCTGCTCGTGCTGCGTGCGTCGGTTGCCATCAAAAGTACAGAGAAAGCCGCGACGATGTCGCGGGTGTTTTGTACCTTTTTTCCGCAAAAAGGTACCCAAAAACTCCCCGGCAGATGCCTTCGCCTACTTCGTCCCGTCTAACGTTCGAAACGGGCGCCTATTCGCGGGTTTGCAAGCAAACCGGCCCCGTTTCTTGCCACTTTTAGCCGGGCCTTCGTTTCACGGCTCCGGCATCGGGCCGGGATCTTTCGCCGCCAAAGGCGGCGCAGGCGTGAGACGCCTGTTTTATGGGTGCTTGCACAGAACGGGATCGCAGTATCCTGCCGTCGCCCCTAAAAGCGGTTTCAAACCGCTTTACGCTTTTTGCCGAGCGGGATTCTCATCACGTGACATCGGCAAACTTTCAACTTTTCACTTTTAACCTTCCACCTTATGAATACGTTAGTCACACCCCTCCAGGTGCTGAAACTCGCCTTCGGCGAAGGGGAATACCTGCCGCCGGAGATCATTGCCGAAGCCGACATTGCCGGAGCCGAACAGCGCCACATCGTTCCCGTCGTGGGACGGGCGCTCTACGAAAAGCTCCTCGCTGGCTCCTATCCCGACTTCCGGACCGAATACCTCGCCTCCCCGGCAGCCCTCTTCACGCGCGCCGTCCTCCAGCCGCGGCTCGACGTCCGCACCGGGCAGTGCGGCACGACGGCTCCGAAATCCGCCTATGCCCAGCCGGCCGGAGACACGGCCCGCCGACACCTGCGGCGCGCCCTGCTGGCCCAGGCCCGCATGCTGCTGCACCGCGCTGCGGAGCACCTTCGCGCACACCGGGATGAATTCCCGGAATACGATCCCGAGAACGACATCTTCAACCGCTGTACGACCGATGGAGGCTTTGTTCAGATTCGTTAGCGGCGTGGCGGCGGGGATCGCCGCGCTGTTCGCACCGATCGGGCCGCTGGCGGCTACGACCGTCGTCTTCATCGGCGTGGATTTCCTCTCGGGAGTGGCGGCCGACCGCGCTGCGGCCCTCCGCGAAGGGCGCGCATGGTATTTCGAGAGCTGCAAGGCGTGGCGCACGGTGCTCAAGCTCGCCCTCGCGCTCACGGCGATCTCGATGGCGTGGCTGATCGACAGCTGCGTGCTGGATTTCATGCGGCTGAACCTCGCGCGGCTTCTTACGGGGTTCACCTGCGGCGTGGAGCTGTGGTCGTTTCTCGAAAACGCCGCGCAGCTCTCCGACGCTCCGCTGTTCCGCTGGCTGCGCCGCTACGTGCACCGCCGCATCCGGAAGGAGGCAGGCGATGAGTAGGGGTTTGTCGAATTGCAATCCGGGGAACATCCGGCAGTCGAAGGTGCGTTACAAGGGCGAAGTGCAGCCCTCCCGGGACCCGGCCTTCAAGCAGTTCGAGTCGCTGGCCTGGGGCTACCGGGCCGTCTTCGTGCTGTTGCATACTTACCGGGTCCGCCACGGCCTGCGGACCGTCCGCGGGATGATCTCCCGCTGGGCGCCGCCCGTGGAGAATCACACCGAAGCCTACATCCGCGCCGTGGCCGCCGACACGGGCATCGACCCCGACGAGCCGCTCGACACGCTCGACCCGGCGACGATGATCCCCCTGGCCGCCGCCCTCTCGCGCGCGGGAAACGGCCCCGCGGCCGGGCGCCGG